AAAGCAAGCAAAGCGTGAAGAAGCAGAAGCAAAAAAGCAAGCAAAGCGTGAAGAAGCAGAGGCAAAAAAGCAAGCAAAGCGTGAAGAAGCAGAGGCAAAAAAGCAAGCAAAGCGTAAAGAAGCAGAGGCAAAAAAGCAAGCAAAGAATTCTAAATAGGTGGATATAGAGCAGGAATAGGGTGGGAATAAAGCGGGAATAAAGCAGAGCCAAAGTCATAAACAAGGTACGAAAATTACTATTTTATATAAAACAACATGCTAACAAATTCTTTTTTTATTCAAAATTCCAATCCAAAAAAGTATCATTGGAAGAAAACAAATGTTTATTTTCTTCTAAAAGTTTCATTTTGTAATAACTTTGTAATCCGGGATATTCTAATTGCTTTAGTAAAGCCATTTTTTCGTAAAGTTTTCGCGGTTGCATACACAGTAAAAAAAGAAGCCACATTAATAGGTTTATATTATTATCTTTAATAAAATTCTATTAATTTATCTTCAACATTTATTCTAAAATCATCCAATATATGTTGTATTCTTTCGTCATCGATAACATATCCATCTCGTACCAAATCCTCAATATCTTCTAAAGCTTTTATTTTGGATTTTTCTTCCCTTTCGCGGTTTTTTTCTTCAGCAGCTTCTTCTCTCAAACGAGCCTTTTCTTCTCGTTTAATTTCTTTTATGCGTTCTTCTGTTTCTTGAATGAATTGTTGTTTATCGTATATTTGTTCCTCAATTCTACGTACCATCGCATTATCAGGGTTCATTTTTTTCAATGTTTTTATTTCTATTTTCAAAGAATTAATCTCCCCTTTGATTTTTGCAATACTTTCTACTAGAGGTTGAACACCCATAAATTCTTTAACGTCAATTATTTTTTGTTTGCATTTTTCTAATAATTGATAGTAGATAGTTAATTCATTTTTTGATTCGACCGGCACTTCTTCCGATTCTTTTATTTTTTTTATTAATTCCTTTTTTAATCCATCCAATTCACGCATGGTTTGTTTAATTATTACTTTCATATCTTTCACACATGTAGAATAAGGAGAAACTCTTTTGGTTTTTTCTTTAGAAAATTGTTCACATTTATTTAAATATTTTTTGAATTGTTTTTGGGTTAAATTCAAATAAGGATTTCGTTTGATATTTTGCAATTCCATTTTTTTTATATTTTTAATTTGTTGATATTCTTCTTTTGAAATACCGGGATTTACCTCTGCATCTAATTCTGATAATACAAACTCTACCTTAGGTTGGGCAAACTGACGAACGTCAAATTCTCTATTCAAGTAACTAACTATCCCATTAATCTCATTCGCATACCGATTTTCACCAGATGAAGTAAAATTACCAACTTCGTCTAAATATTCTTCGGAAAACTCTATAAAGGTTTCGGGCATTTGCTGGTCCGGTAACTTGCATAAATTTAGTAATTGAATTAATTCCATTGGATTTTCTGTAATAGGTGTTGCGGTCATCAATAATAAACGCACCGAATCGTCGCCAGACTTGATATATGAACCCATAATCGCCTCTTTTAAATCTTTCATGTTAGGTCTTTCTAGACCAGACAAATCTCCTCCTCCATATAATTTATGAGCTTCGTCGATAACCAAAAGAGTTTTTCGCAACGGGTCATAATCTCCGTTTATTTTTACCAAATCATGATAGTATTGATTATCTCTACTTATTAAATTTGTAAATTGTTTGTACGACAAAGGACGTATAGACCATGACTTTGATAGCATGCGCATTCGTTGATTATGTTCTTCGGGGAGTATCTCCCCTTCTTCTATTTTACGACGTATGGATTCGTTACAAATTTGGTCAAACATATTTTTCCATATATCGTTCTTCAATGTTGCTCGCGTGACCCATAAAATAGTATAATCCGGTTCAAAGTTTTTGGTCGCGGCAGCAATCGCCGAACACGTTTTACCTGTCCCCACCGAATGCCATAATAACATTCCTTTTACAAAAGTAGATGGTTTAAAATAATCACTAATAAATTGTTGTGTGGGGGTATAAGTTATGATTCCTCCTCCCATTTGAAACGAATCTTCTGGAATCATATCTTCTCCACAATTATTTTCAATGGTTACTTTGTCCCATTTGCAATGCTCAAAATATTCTTTGATAAATTCTTGTAATTTCTCTTTTGACATTTTATGAATTGGTGGGATACGAGAATCTGAACTTTTTGCCGATGGAAAAGGGCTTTGAGTCAATGAAGAAATGTTGCTTTGGGCTGAAGGGAAAGGGCTTTGAGAGGGACTTTGTCTCATCGGAGAAACGGATGGACTTTTTAAACGCTTAGATTTACGAGTTTTTCGTTGTCCTCTGCGACAATACTGCCTCTTTGTTCCTTTAGCAAACAAACACCCCTGTTTATTTAAACATTCTCTTTCAGGTAATTTAAAACAATCTGATTTAACACCACCTCCTTCCATTTGATTACGAAATTCGTGTATATTTTTGTTCAAATAAAAATCAACTGAATTTTCAATCGTAACTTTTTGCAAATCTACTCCGAATACTTTTTCTTTAATATCTATGTTAAGACTCTTTAAATAGAGTGCAAATAAAGTGGGTTCGTCCAAAAATTTAGACTGGACATTTTCTGGTATAGCCAAATCATAAATGAATACATTTAACGGCCATCCAACATTAGGAATAAACTTCAACCCTTTTTGTCCACATGTTCGCGTACCTCGTCCTATAACTTGTTTCATGTCTGCTTCGTTAATAGAAGGTTCAAAAAGATGTATATATTTTATATCAAATAAATCGATTCCTTCTTTGAACCCTGCATCCATTAAAATAAACCGAACCAATTTACCATGAACATTATCAGGCCTTTCATTAAACTTTTTCAATATGTTTTTTTTAGTTCCAACTTTTAAAGGATTTCCAAAAACATCCAATGAACATAATAAAAAAAAGTTGTCGTTTTTGGTTTCCAATAATTCTCGGTCGCTCAATAAATTTTGGTCTGATTCATATCCTAAATGGTAACCATGGACTAAAAAACAACTTGCTAAAAAATGAATTCCATATAGTTTTGATTTTACGTCGCAAAAAATAAAATGTTTAAATAGCTTTCCATGTTCTTCCTTGTCGTTCTTATCTAATTCTTCTATTTTTTTAAAAAGGTCTATGGCCTTTGGGGATATAAAAGGTAAATCTTGTTGTAATATTTCAGGGTCAAAGTAGGGTTTGTCAAATTTATATTCTTTTTTTGAAAGAGCTACATTCGACCTTTCTCTCACACATTTACTATTAAACATAATATTAATAAATATTAAAAAATATCTAGTTTTTTGACCAAATAAAATAAAATACCGCCCCATAATGTATCCATGATAACAAGAGGTAATGGCCAATCTTCAAAAATCGCCCAGTTGGTAGTTTCATAAATCCCATTTATAAGAAACCCGACAACAAATGCGTAATTTGCACTTTTACGCGGGAGATATACCAAAAAATAATATGCAGACAGAACAAATAGATAACAAATAGCCATTGCAAAATAATTAATCTTTTTGATATTTAATACTCTTGTTGTATAATTTTTTGTCATGTACAAATAAAGTCCATCCAAAAATAATAGAACGACGGGAAACATATATTACCTAATTAAAAAAATTGATATTTAATTAATTATTATACTACAAAAAAAAATGTCAAGAATCAACGAAATGATTGCGAAATTGAACCCAAATGATTATACAACAAAGAATGAACAAAAAATCAACATGTTGGTTGAAATTGTCTCAAAAATGGAGTGTCGTTTAGAAAACACGGAAAAAGAGCTAGCTGAAGCTCAACAACAAATTCGACTTTTGGAAAATAGAATCACGTTGGAAAGCTTATGGGATGAAAAAAGAATTGAAGACTTGGAGAGCTCTCTAGAGATGAAAGGAAGAATTATAGACACATTGTGCGAACAATGCAGAAACTTTGAGTCATTTCAAGCAAGAACGGAGCCGTGCATCAATACTCTTTTGCAAGGGTTGGGAGAGCTTGAGCAGAAAAACAAAAAGGAAGTCGATAATCATTTTATAGTGTCTTCAAATATCGACACGCTTTTCCGGGCAAACGTCGATAGAAATAAAGAGTATCAAAAAGTTAAAGAACAAATGGAAAAATACAACCGTGAGCTTGCCGAGTGCAACAAAGATATTATTGGGTCTCACATGACACTCATGAAATACAAACAAGAAAACACCATGTTAGATAATAGAATCACAGACCTTTATGCGGAGAATCAAAGCAGGGACAATGGGATAGATACACTTCGTCTAAAATTAATAGATGTTTTAGACGAGGTTGAGAAAAATACGGGCGAGGCCGCGGAAATCAAAAGAATGGCGATGGACATTTACGGTAAAAATAGAGAGTTTGAGAGAAACTTTGGAGCAGTAATGCAACGAATGAATGAACTCGAGTCTGCAATGAAAACCGTAACCGTGCATTGGGCTGATATTCGCGAAATAAAGGAAAAAATCAAAACATTAGAACAAAATTAACAAAACCATTGTTTCACTCGTTCCACACTATCTAATGCACCTTCTGTCCATCCCTGGTCATGCGAAACGACCTCGCCTACTACAAAAATATCCTTTTCTGGATGTTGTGCTTTATAAATAATTTCATTTGCATGAGGCCTGTAATAATGAGTTCCTATTTGCCAATAATAAGCTTTTATAGATAATAAATCAATCGAACCTTTTGGTATATCTAGAGAAATTTCAATCAAATCGCAAAAAAAATCTCGATTTTCTCGTGTATTTTCAAGAAATGGTAAAAGTAGTTTTGTATTTTTATTATCATTATAAGCAATCATATAGACACCCTTTTCTTCGTTCATGGGAATAATTTTTTGTAACGGTCCTGGAACAATGGTGTAACCATGTACATATTCTTTTAATATAGGCAATGATTTTTTTGAAAATTTTCCGTATAAACGTAAAAAGGGTTGGCCTTCGATTTCACGATAAACAGGATTTGGAAGCAAACGACGCAAAGATTCAATCGTTGTGGCGACAACCACTTTTTTACAAAGATAAAAGGTATCTTCCGTTTCAATCCGAAAATAATCTTGCGTTCTGCGTATTTTTATTACATTACTAGAAAAACGAAAATGGGATGCACCAATGTATTCATATAACTTTTTGACCATCTCTTTCCACGGAACATGAAATGCTTCCACTGGATGAAAATTATCTTTTAACCCATAGTTATAAAGAGTATCATGTGCGTCTTCTTTTTCAAAATCAGAATATCCGGAAATAGTTAAAAAATGTTGATACTTTTTCGGTCCCAACACCTTTGTTGCAAACTCTTTAAATGTATGTGTTCCATGTAAATTCTTTTTTAATTTTTCAATCATTTCGTCAATATTTTCAGGTTGAATCAAGGAAGAATAATGTTGTGAAGATGTAAATTCTTTGGCTTCCAATCCTAGCTCTTTAACTAGTTTGTAAAGTAGCTTGTCGCGTTTTCTACCAATTCCTGCGCCGGTCACGACTTCCACGCCACAAAACATTTCGTTGTCGGCACGTCCCCCCATTTTTGTATTTTTTTCAAGTATTAAAAAGGAATTTGTCTTTTTTTTTATATTATAAGCTGCATATAAACCAGCCATTCCGCTTCCGATAATAATGAAATCCATACTATGTGTAGAGAAATTAAACGGTTAATATGATACTCGGTACAAGCGAAAACATGTCTAATCGAACTCCTTTCAAATATTCGCAACGATTTTTCAGCATTTTCTCCGTGACAACTTCAAACCATTGAAATCGTATCTTGCTCATATCTATCGCATAGTGTGAAATCATTTTCCACAAAATTAAGGGAATTCTTCGGTCACGCGCCAACAAAAGAAACAAATCCATGCCTTCTTTCTTGATAAATTCGCGTGTTTGATAAATCCGACAAGCGTCATTCAATGTTCTCACAGTCCGTGGAACCATCCATTGAGGTGTTGCCAATTCCCTCGTAATATATGGCAAAAAGGGAGGTGTTAGACATGCCTCCACTGTAAGAATTCTTTCGGAAATGTCATCAGAGAGTTGAAGTGCGCGATATGGATTGCAAAGATAAAATTCTTCAAGTTTTTTTTTGGTTTCGTTCAATAATTGTATGTAATTCAAAATAATTGGTTCATTTGTTTCCAAAAATAAATCCTCACTAATGATTATCCAATCTTCAATATCCATGTACAATTTAGAAAGAAGCGTCGATTTGATAGCATATGGATTCTCAAAAATAAGTTTTGAAGCGGTCCGTAATCGTTCAATTTTTAATTCAGCTCGTTGTACAGTAAATTCTCCAAAAGTAGTCAGATTTGTTCGAATAAGCGTATGTAATTCTGACAAGGTTCTTCCATTGTTCTCGATGCGTTCTTTCACCAATTCTTCTTCGGGAATACCAACAAAGTTATATATATTTTTATCAACAAAAAGCTTTCGTTGAACAACGATAATACCAGAATCAACAACAGCACGCGAGATTTCTTCAAAAGTTTCAATCATTTTTAATTCTATTTTTATTAAATCATTTTTCAATTTATTTTATTAAGCAAAAAAGGGTTGTCAAGTTGTCCTAAAGGGTCGCGGAAATACTCGTAAGGGTTTTATGAAAATAGGAGATGTTGGAATGATTTATACTTTTCGTCATCCGAATGTCATCATTTTGTATAAATGGTGTGGAGGCACAATCTCACACACTAAAATGCTTACGTAACAAGATGTAAAAAAATTTATAAAAAAGAGCTTATACTTTTTGTAGTTTTTGTCTCCCGGGCATTTTTGTCCGATTTTGAAACGCCTATTTTTTGAAAAAGTTATGGTAACAGACTTTTTCGTCTTTTTTGAAATTGTTATTTATTCAATAAGGAGTCGATTATTGAAAAAAAATCCGAACCTTTTTTGGGAAAAGGCAAAAATGGACATTTTTAAAATGTCCATTTTTGAAAAATTTTGAAAATGGATTAGAATTTAAACGTTTGTTTGATATTCTATGAATGGACCGAGTAAAACAAATGCAAGCTATACAAAGAGAGGCACTAGACCTTTTCAAAAAGAAAAATGCTGATTATGGTGATGCTTTTGCAAAATATGGTATGGTTGGTGTTTTTATGCGAATGGAAGATAAACTTCAGCGTCTAGTAAATATATCGCAGACCAGAGTAGAGTTGGTGAAGGATGAAAGTATGAGAGATACTTTAATAGATTTACATAATTATGCTGCGATGGCTTTGATGTTAGATACTCGAGTTATTTTTATCGACCAATCTCCAATGAAACTTACGCACAAGACAGTAAAAAATTGTGCGATTGGAGCTTCAGAATACCAATTTTATAATTTAATAGAAACGTTGAGCTTAAAAAGAGAAATCATTTGTTATAATTGGTCGGAAGGCAAAATTGATAATATACTATATAAACCAATTACGCAAATAGAGCTGGATACCTTTTATCCTACAGATATAATCGTTGTCCAACGATTTTGTAGCGCCATTCCTAAAAAATTACAAAATCAAAAGGTTTTTGTATGGGTGCATGACTGTGTTTGCGACGACATCTTTAGCAGTGCTAAAAATGTAGAATTCATCTTTAACAGTGATTTCAACCGCAATAATTATCTCCAAAATTATATAAAATATCATACATATCCGTATAAGAATCGTGTCATTTACAACATGATGTATGCATCCGAGTTTGACACTACCGAGTGTGCTATTGAAAACAAGATTGTCTTTGCATCCGCGTGGGTAAAAAATCTTCCAGTTATCATAAAACTGTTTCGTTCTCTTTTATTGTTATCCGATGTTCGTCTAGAATTGATGTCGCCTGGATATGAATATCCTGCTTTTTTAGAATATAAAAAGATTCTAGAAGATGAATTTAAAGAGCGAATCTTTATTCATGGACCTTTGAAAAAACAAGATTATTGCAAGGTCTTAAAAAGCTCGATTTGTGTATTGGCTCCGAGATTTCCAGAGACCTTTGGTTGCGTATTTGCAGAAAGTTATTATTTAGGGGTTCCAGTCATTGCGGATATTCATAGTGGTGCAGTAAAAGAAATAATAGATAACAATTACATTGTAGATTACGATTACCCTGAAAAGGTGCATGAGAAAATACAATTGTTAAAAACAAGACCTAATATTCAATTGGACGAGAAATTTTTAACGAGTATTGATAAATGGGAAGAATTGTTAAAAGAATATTAAAAGGAATCGTTGATAGTTGAGAAATGGAAAAGGAAATTTTGATTGAAAATGTGAATAAATGGGTTTCATTAGATGACGAAATTATTGCATTACAGCGTGAAATGCGAGAGTTAAAGAAGAAGAAGACAGACATTACAAATATCTTAGTCGATGTTATGCGTAAAAACGACGTGGATTCATTTGATATGAAAGATAATTCTTTATTATATAAAAAGCAGACAGTTCGGCAACCCATCAATAAAAAGTTGTTATTGAGTGCATTACAAAAACTTTACAAAGAAGAAGAAATCGGTAAAATCGTGGAATGTGTCTTGGAGCAACGTGGAGTAAAAACGAAAGAAACGATTACCAGAAAATGTTAAAAAAATTGAAAATTAATTACCGTCGGTTTTTTTTGAAAAAAGATGTTGGCAACTTTGATTGTTATTGCGTTCGTGTGCTGTTCAGCAAACCAAGCTTTTGTACAAGATGTTGTTTTTAATATTTTGGAAACAATAAGTGAAGGTGTGGAAAATTCGCGTAAAAGAGGATACTATCTGATGTTTATTCAATGGCAGGATAAGAAATCACGATTAGCAGAATGCAATTGTCGTCAAGAAGATATTCGGCAATACACAGACGACGTGACAAAATGGGGACCCGACGTCTTTCTGTTCCCCACAGCGAGTAATGCAAATGTTCCAGATTTTGACCTGAATAAAGAAAGGATACTCGTGCATATTTTAAAAGAATTGGTAGATATGTATTCGGGAATGAATATTGAACTAAATGGTGATACATGTTGTCATCTTTTTAGTATTTATTGGTAATTTGAAAAATTCAGAGTCAATGACTATTGAAGAGTTGTAAATAAAGCGGACCAATCGCATGGTCTTTCTACAGTAGTTAAAAATGCATCAATATCATCTTTTGTTTCTAATTGATAATTTGTTTTCAAATACTTTTTCCAATAACCCGCGGATGATTTAATTATATGTAATGGTAGTACCCCTTTGCGTTTTTCGATATGTTTAATCATGAGTTGTAATAGTTGTAAATTGGAAAAAACGGTGTCGCATACATCAATAAAATCGTATTTTGATTTCCTTATGGTAGGGTATAATAATATGTATCCCCCAAGAGCAAATAATTTTGTTTCACTATAAAAATCTTCATATTCTTTATTATTACCATAATTGATTTTTTTTAGTCCTTTACTGGAAAAGACGAGCAGCCAAACATTTCCAATATTTGAAAGTACCCTTTCTTTGAAATATTCATTCCATGTATTCAATTGATATAATAATTCAGTATGTAAATGATTCAACTCGGCATCATTCAATACTTTTTCCCAATTTTTATATTGCTTTACTCTAGCGTCGCGTCGCGTAAGCATTTTATATACATCAGTCTATCTTTTTATTTTTATTTCAAAGGTTATAAAAAATTGAATTTATATATGATTAATGTTAGATAAAAAATGGAAGAATTTGACCTTTATGAAATAAAAAAGTGGGGGTTTCCTGATTGGGTCGATGGCAGAGGAAAGTTTCCGGAAATGTGTAACAGTTTATTTATTGAATTATCGCATAATCCACATTTTATGGCGGCAAACATTCTTTATTCCAATTTCGAATTGTTGGATAAAGCATTTGCATCGTGGTTTTTCCTACAACAAAGCACAATATTCTTGTATGAAAAACTGAAAAAAAAGTTCGAACACGAAATCTTCTACAATCATCAATCCGAGCTAACATATTTTCATCTCACACAATACGAGTCATATGATGAAATATGGAAATATCGAGCAAAAGTTTTGAAAATTTGCGAAACGGAACCGATGAGTAAAATTACATTTCCGTATGAAGATTTGAATTGGTATTCTTTAGCGGCAAATCCTCATAAATGTGTGATTGAATTTTTAAAAGAAAACCGCAAGCATATTAATTGGGCAAAATTATCGGAGAATTCATCTGATGCAGCAGTCGATTTCTTATTGGAAGAAAGAAGAAATATTGATTGGTGGAATGCATCCAGTAATACACATGAAAAAATGGTTGCACTTTTTGAAGAAGAAAAGGAAAATTTGTCATACTACAGACTCTCGAAAAATCCGACGGATACAGCTGTTTTGCATTTAATGAATTCGATTTGTGAAATTCCGTGGATTTCGTTTTGCAAGAATCCGAACGACCATGTCATTAATTATATCATTTCTATTATATCGGAAAACAGAAATGATAAACGAATCTTTTGGGCGTCGTTGTGTGAAAACAGAAACCCTCGAGTACTGGATATTTTACGCAACAATAAAGATAAGATTGTCTGGGCAAGCTTTTTGAAGAACCCAAATTGTTTCAATTATAATTATGAAATGATGCGCATGCGATGCTTGCCTATAAAAGAGGAAATAGAAGCCATTTTTCTGAGACCGGAGAATGTAATGGCGATAATTGAAAGAGAACGGAATGGCGAGGAAAACGATTTTGAAGTCATGACGCGATTGAATGTTTAGTTTTTGCTTGTTTTGCTTCGGCCTTTGCCTGTTCTTTTGCTTGTTTTGCTTCGGCTTTTGCCTGTTCTTTTGCTTGTTTTGCTTCGGCTTTTGCCTGTTCTTTTACTTGTTTTGCTTCCATTTTTAATGCAAGTTTTGTATTCATCTCCTCATTCTTTATTTCTTCCCATAAAGTGTAATAAGGTATATCTTCCATGGTTGTTTCAGGATGTTTTAATAAATAATTATGTAGTTTGATATGTCGCAATAATTGTGTTTTTGGTATTTTTATATGAAAACAACACACATCTTCATTTAATCTTTTTAAAAAAGTAACTTGTTTTTTGTTACAGGACGGCAAAGCGCACCTTCCATGTTTAAAATCTTTTAAAGACTCTACGGTTGGTACTATATTTGGGTCTATTTCGTAATCTTTATTAACAGTTGTAACACGAAAAATTTTTTGTCGGTCTGGCAACAACCCTTGCTGGGTTTTACGACAATATGGACATCTCAGTTCATTATCTTTCAGATGAATATCGTTTTTAAATTTTGGGTTTATTTTTTGGTTATATACTTCTGTAAATATTGAATCATAATTATATGAATGATTGCATTTTAATTTACATTCATCTATTATTGGATTGCCTGTAATCAAACACGACGAACACGACAATTCATCAGTCATTTGCAATTCTTTTTTAAAATCGAAATCATCTTCAAAAACAAAATTCATTAACCTTTTTTAAGAATAACCTTTTATATTTTTTTCTGCCAACATAATATGGTTTCAATTAACATTTGGGGGCCTTCATGTTGGACATTTTTCCATACGATTATTGCAAAAATAAAACCGGAAGATTTTGTAAAAGTTCGCGATGGTCTTTTCCATAATTTACGCGTTATATCACAAAATCTTCCTTGTCCTTATTGTAGCATGCATGCTAAATCTTTTTTTCAGCGACAAAAAAAACTAACTTTTAATACAAAGGAAGAAATGGCAAACTTTTTTTGGTTTTTTCATAATAATGTAAATTCACTGAAAAAAAAAGCTCAGTTTCCTGAATCTGATATATCAATGTACAACAATAAAAATTTAAGAGAAGTCTATTCACAGTTTATAAATCATTATACATCAAAGGACAATGGATTAAAAATGTTAAGCGAGACAATGTATCGCAAAAACGTCGCACGAGGTGTTCATCAATGGATGAGAATAAACAACAAATCATTTATGATTTAGTTTTTGTGACGAGCTCCCCGTTTTTATAGACAGAACAAACCATTTTTTGTTTGGAAGGCATGGAACAATATTCTCTGTCTGAAGAGACGGAAGAAACAAATAAATAACCTGGTTTAGAGTTTAATAATATAAATACGGATAATAATAAATATATACTCGCAACACCTGATACCATAGCAAAAATAATATCACCGATTAACATTTCAATTGTATAACAATTAAATTTTAATGCAATATTAATTAATGCATATATCCCTAAAATGGCTATGATGAATGGGTTGTATCCTTCTTGTATCATAGGGATAAAAGCGTATGTGAGAGAAAAAACTGCGACAAAAATATCGACAGAGGGTGATGTTCCTAATAAAGGTAACGTGTTTAAACAACCCGGATTTTTTAATTTGAGAGAAAAATCATCCTTTTTCATAAATTGTTTGAATATGAGAGTTCGAATTGAAACAAACAAGATTAATAATATTAGATATACTACACCAACCTCTTTCGGTTGATTTGTTTGACACAATGAATAGATTAATATGGCAATAGGAACGACCATCGCCGAAGTTGATTGAATTCCTTTTTCGGTTACTCCATCTGGTACAGCCTCTACACTTATGGGGACTGCTTGCACAGGTTCTTGCATATATTAAATAGATATAAATATAAAAATTTATAAATTTAAAATGGGGATACCGAGTTATTATTCATATTTGATGAAACATCATCCCGAAATATTAGAGCTTTTTGTAAAAGCGCCATGTCCGGACCATTTTTATCTTGATGCGAACTCAATCATTTATGATGTCGTAAATAAATTTGCATTGAATAAAAATGAAGAAATCATTCTTCAGGTGATTCAAGAAATAGAAAAATGCATTGCTCTTATTTCACCGAAAAAAACAACAACTATTGCTTTTGATGGTTGCGCTCCACGTGCTAAATTAAAACAACAACGCGAAAGACGCTTTAAATCTTATTATTTGAATCGGGCGCGAAATCGTATTCTGAAAAAAGAGTCGGTTGAATGGAATACAGCAAATATAACACCCGGTACAGATTTTATGAAATTATTGGCAAAAATGTTGAAATCTCATTTTACATGCAATCTTTTAATAGACTGTCCAGGGGAAGGAGAACATAAAATTTTTCAAATAATCAGGGACAATGCGAAACCAGATGAGACGCATATTATTTATGGGCTAGATTCTGATTTAATAATGATTGCGATGATGCATATCGATTTAACAAATATTTTTTTATTTCGAGAAACACCTCAATATATAAGGCAATTTCATTCTTCCCTTGACGAGAAAACAAACTATTTGTTAAATGTTTCTACACTTTCCAAAATCATTGAAACTGAAATGAGAGGTCCTATACAAGATTATGTCTTTATCTCTTTTTTAATGGGAAATGATTTTATGCCACATTTTCCAGCTTTGAATATTCGAACAGGTGGCATTGATAAGATAATAGACGCATACAAGGATATCGGAAAAATGATTGACGTTCATAGAGAAACAAAACAAATTACCATTCACTGGAAGCATTTTTTTGACTTTCTTCAGTTATTATCATCCCGAGAAGAAAGATTTATCCAAGAAGAATTTACGAGTCGTTCGCGTGCATGGAGAATACCAAATACATCCGAAGGTATTTTTCGTAAAATAGAAAATTTACCAATGATTGAACGTGAAATTGAAAAATATATAAACCCTCTTGTGAATGGGTGGGACACTCGTTATTATGAAGTTTTGGGAAATAAAGACTATAAAAATTATATCGATGGACTGATTTGGAATATTACCTATTATGCATTTGGATGCATAGATTGGGATTGGAATTATTGTTACCATTATCCTCCTCTATTGAAAGATTTAGTGGAAGAAATTCCTAAAGAATCGCAAATAGTTGATTTTATTGAATCAAAAAGTACAATTACAGAATTAGAACAATTGTGTATGGTTCTCCCTAAAAACGCATTGTTTTTAGTTCCAGAAATACGCGACAAATTGAATCCTTCGTGGTACGTGGATGATTGTTCCTTTACATGGGCGTTTTGTAAATATTTTTGGGAATGTCATCCAGATTTACCTCCTATTGAT